GAACGTCTTCACGCCGGTGTACGCCGATTCGAGGCCCGCCTTGAAGCCGCCCATGATCGAGCTACCCGCGCTCCACAGCAGGCCCCACGGGTTCGGGATCGCCCCAGTCGCGGTGCCGGGCAGTCGGTCGAACACGCCACGGACGCCGGGAATCCCGCCCTCCGCGCCAGCCTTGAAGCCGCCGACAGTCTCGCCACCTCGGCCGCTCAGCCAGCCACTCGCGCCCGACATACGGTTCGACAGGCCGGTGCCGAGCCCGCCGAAGAGGTTCCCGACGCCAGGCACGCCGCCGTCAGCGCCAGCCTTGAAGCCGCCCATCGTCTCGCCACCCCGACCGTTCAGCCAGGAACCGGCGTCGGACGTCGACGCGTGAATGCCGCCCTTGAGTTTCGCCGCAGCCTCACTCGACATACCGGGCACGGCGGTGCCGATGCCCTGGCCGAAGCCGCCGACAAAGCCCTGGCCGAGCGTGTCACCGGACGTGCCGATGTCGATGCCCATTGCCAGGAGGTTCGCGCGAACCTGGTCCTTGACCGCCTGCGGGAGATCGGAGCCGACGATCTTCGACCACATATCGGCTCCTGCAGTCGGGCCGCTCAGCGTCCACTCTGTGCTGAGGTTCGACGTGAGCTTCGAGACCATGCCCTTCGTGTCGCCCTTGTCGACGCCCATGAGCAGGCCGTCGATGTAGTTGTCGCCACTCTTCGAGCCGGCGTCGAACCAGAACGCGTCCCAGTCCTGCGCCCACTTGAAGAGGTCGCCGGTCCAGCCGCCCTCACCGATGATCTCGTCGGAGACTTCCTTGAGCTTCTTGTCGTCCCAGAGCCACGACCAGTCCTGCATCGCCTTACCGGCGGTGGCCGGAATCTCCCAGAGCCCAGTCGCGAGCTCGGAGAGCGGCTTGATCGCCCCGGCGAGCCCGTCCATCGCGGCGACGAGCGCCGGCGACAGACCCTCGGCCAGATCGGCCATTTTCGGACCGATGTCCTCGAGAGCGGTGGCGAGCGTCGAGAAGATCGACGTGACCGACGGCCCGAGCGCGGCGACCAGATCGTTGATGGGAGGGGCCATGTCGCGTACGAACGAGTCGACCGCGCCGGTCAGTTTCGGCGCGACGTCGCCGATCGAGCCGGCCAGCGAATCGAGCGCGGGGGTGAACGCCGCCAGCGCGCCGACGGCCGTCGGAAGCACCGTCTCGGCGAGCGTGCCGAGCAGCCCGAGCAGGTCGCCGAACGACTCGGCCAGCGGCTCGAGCGACGGCTTGATCCGATCGAGTGCGTTGAGCAGACCCGACGAGAACTCGGTGAGCCCCACGCTGACGTGCACGTTGTTCAGCGCCTCGGCGACGGCCTCGACGAGCCCGCCGACGAACTGCCCGGATGCCGCGATGAAGCCTTCCATCTCGCGGTCCATGTCGACGAACAGTCGGCCGACGGCGCTGATGCCGTCTCCGAACGCGCCCATTGCGGTCTGCGAGCCGCGGAAGACGGCCGTGAGGCCGCGCTGGAAGTCGGCACCCTGAACGATGCGCTCCCACTCCTGCATCATGTCCGCGAACCCGGCGAGCCCGCCGGCACCGGCCGCATCGGCCGCGCGCCACAGGCCCTGGAAGACGCCGGCCAGGCCGGTCGTCGCGTCCCACAGGTCGTAGAGCGAGTCGATCGAGCCTTCGATCCACGCGTCGAGTCGCCCGTCCTCGGACACGTCCTCGAGCCAGCCGTCGAACGCGTCGGCCTGGCGCACGAACCACCGCGCGAGGCGGGGCGTGTACTTGGCCGCGACCTGCGACAGTGAGACGATCGCGCCGGCGAATCCGTCCGCGCCCTCGGCGAGCACGCGCCAGCCGTCCGCGATCCCCTTGAAGATCGACTCGAACCGGCCCTCGGCAAGCTCAGCGCCGAATGCGTCGGCGAGCGCCGCGGTGAAGTCGCCGACGCCTTCCGAGAGATCACCAAACGCGGTCTTCATCTGCGGCAGGAGGCCGTTGACGAGGTCGAGGATCGGCTTTCGTGCGCGATCCCAGTAGGTCGTGTTGATGATCTCGCCGAGTTCGCGCATCCCGCCGGACAGCGGCGCGAGCTGCTCGCCCGCGTCCTTCCACGCGACGATGAGCGTGCTGAGCGAGCCGATCGCGTTGATGAGCAGGCCGGGCAGGACGAGCAGGCCAGGGGTGATCGAGAACAGCCCCCCGCCGAGCCCGACGAGGCCGCCCGTGAGCGCCGTCACAGCGCCGAACGCCGTCGTGATGCCCGACGTCCATCCGAGGATGCTGGGCAGGCTGCGGTCGAGGTTCCGGGTGAAGTCCCAGAGGTCTTCGATCCAGTCGCCGGCGAGACGCGCGCCGCCGAGCGCCGCGAGTGCGGTCGCCGTCTTGGCGAGAGCCGCTTCGTTCGCGTGAGCGACGAACTGGACGATGCGGTCGCGGGCGGTGTAGCGAAGCTGTGCCGCGGCGGCCATTGTCTGCGCGTTCGCTACGATGTTGACGCCGTTGCGGCTGGCCTCGTCGACGACGCGCTCGACCTGCCGCTTGAACTCTTCGGGGTTCCGGAGGTGCGCGGCGATGTTCACGCGCACCGTGTCCCACTTGTCGAACTCTTCCTGGATCGACTTGCGAAGCTCGGTCTTCTTGAGCTTCGCCTTCGTGATGGTGACGGTCGCGTTGAAGTCGTGCGCGTCGAGGTTCACCATGTGCAACTGCTGCTGCATGTCGCGGCGAATCGCCTCGCGGTCGAGCTTCACCTTGTCGACCGTGATCTCGCCCCGGAACTTCTTCGCGAAGTCCTCGAGCTGCCGCCGGAGAATCTTGTTGAAGTCGCGGGTGTCCGGGAGGACGCGGATGGAGACCCGACCGATGTTCCGGCCGGGGTTGAACTTGGATGCCATGCGCGTCCCCCCTGTGTTGAGTTATTGGGCGAAGAACCCGAGCCCGCCGGCGAAGAGTTCAGCGAGCGTCTGCGGTTCGGGCTTCTGCTCGGGCTCTGGCGCCGGGTAGGTGATGAGAATGTCGTCGAGGTTGGCGCCCGACGACAGGCCGGCGATGAGGCCGGCGATGAGGTTGTGGGTGCGGGCGAGCACGATGGTGTTCGCGTCCCAGCCCTGCAGCTCGGGTGTGCCGCCACGGATCGCGTGCACCCGCGAGTGCGGATTCCGCACCAGCTGTTCAGCGAGGATCACGACGTGCCAGGCGTCTTCGCGCCCTTCCCACACCTCGTCGATCCGCACCTGGTAGAACTGCGCGAGATCGGCCCGGAGGGCTCCTTGAGGATCGAGTTCGTCGATTAGCTCGCGGAGCCGCGCGATTCCCCCAGGTCGGCCTGGTACGTCGTGAAGAGGGCCATGAACGTCTCTTCGCCGCGCCCCTCAGCGACGACGCGCTGCGACCACTCGTCGTACTCGGCGGGGTCTTCCGCGATGCTCTCGGCCCACTCGTCGATCGTGGCGACGAACTCCTGGAGCTTCTGGAAGTCCTCGATGTCCTTCGGGACGGACAGGTCGTAGTCCATGTTGTCGCGGTCGAACGCGCCGGACTTGATCGCCTCGAGCGACAGGTTCGCGAAGTCGTTGCGGTGGCGCAGACGGAACCGGTACGCGGGGCGCAGAGCCGGCATGTCGGCCAGCAGCTCCTTGCGAAGCTCGTCGCGCTCGATCTTGGCGTCGGCGAGCTCGGACGGCGTCGGGACCGTGGCCTCGACGGCCTCGTCGACGGCGGCCTCGGCGGCCTCGGCGGCGCGCTTGGCCGGGTTGCCCGAGCGGGACGCGGGCTTCTTCGCGGTGGTGGAAGCGGTCATGGTGGCAGACCCTTTCGCTTGGTGGTGGTTGGTGTGGCAGACCTATGAGGGGTGGCGGGGCCACGGGCGGGTCTGCGAATCTGCACCCGTGGCCCCGGTCAGGGGGACTCAGCCCTCGACGGGAGCGGTGAGTCCGGTCTTGAAGATTTCGAACAGGCCGGGGCGGCCGTCGACGGCGGGGATGACCTCTTCGGCCGCGACGAGGATCGAGCCCGACAGCGGCAGCTCGAAGAAGTTCGCCGTGTCGACGTTCGGGGCGTCGCCGAGCATCAGCTCGACCTGCGGGGCCCAGAAGCCGAGCGAGCCGGTCGAGTCCTTGAAGTACAGGAAGACGGCGGCCTCGATCGGGGCCGAGCCGGTGACGATGTAGCCGCCGGTGGCGGGGTTGAAGTCACCGTTGAACGCGAGGTCCAGCGTCTCGGCGTCGAACTGCAGTGCGTTGGCGGTGAAGCCCCACTGAGTCGAGCCGGTGGAGACGCGGACGCCGTCGGAGAGGAACGTGTCGAGCGATTCCCGCTCGCCGCCCTCCTTGGTGAAGGCGATCGTGTTGGCCTTCGACGTGTGGCCGAGGTTCTTCCACGGCGTCGGGCCGTCCTCCTGCAGCGAGAAGCCGGTCGCGCCGAGCGGGCCGGTCGGGGGCAGGGTGCCGGCGGGAGCGTGGAAGACGGTTCCGTGAGCCGGGATGACGAGGCTCTGCTTGTTGGCGGTCACTGGGTTCCTCCTGGGTAGGTTTCGCAGACCCATCCCGCCGGGCGGCGGGCGCAGAAGGGTTAGTGGACGCGGGCGGTGATGTTGAAAGTGCCCTGGTAGTGGCGCACGACCTTGTTGTTCATCAGCACCTCGCCCGAGACGGGCGCGATCGCGTTGAGGTCTTCGACCTCTTCGATCGCGCCGAC